AGCAGCCAAAAAACATAAAGACAACGAGAAAAAATAAGCTAGTATTTATTAATTACTGAGCTTATAACGTGCCTTCATATCAGCATCTGGCTTATCGACGTAACGCAAAAGCTGCAGCTAAAAGGCAACAGTTACGCAAACCTAAGAACCAAGATTCTATTCAAAAAGCCAGAGATGATTTTGGTTTTTTTTGTGCATACGTTGCGGATAAACCTCCTGCTGAGCACCATAAAGAATGGCATCGGCACTTTATTACAAACGAAGATAGTTCTTGTCTTTTAAAAATTGCAGGTCCCAATGTAGATCTTCTTGCCCCTCGTGGGTCTGCAAAGTCAACTGTTTTAGGTTTACTAACAGCCTGGGCCATTGGAATTCATACAGCTGCAAAAAAACCTTTGCAGATTTTGTATTTGTCTTACACCGTTGATATTGCGCGATCCAAATCAGCCACAATTAAACGAATTATTGAAAGCAAACGGTACCAGGAAGTATTTCCTATGGTCCGTCTCATGAAGAATGTGACTAGTAATGAATACTGGTCAATTGATCATAAGTTTGCAGGCATTGATACAACGGGTGAAGAACAGTTCACTTTGTGTGCTGCAGGTCTTAAAGGTTCTGTGACTTCAAAGCGTTCTCATTTAGTGATGATTGATGACGCTATTAAATCATCTGCTGATATTGGTAACCCAGATATTCGGAAACAGATGCAAGAAAACTGGAACGCTGTTATTGCTCCGACTATGTTTGAAGGTGGACGAGCAATTTGTTTAGGCACCAGATTTAGACATGACGATATCCATGCAACAACTTTCAATGAGCAAAACAACTGGAGCCAGATTGTTTTATCTGCTGTTTTAACCGATCCTCATACTGGTGACGAAGTATCTTATTGGCCTGATATGTGGTCATTAGATTATTTAAAAGAAAAAAAACGACAAGCTCCTATTGCTTTTTCGTTCCAGTACATGAATCAAATTGTTAGGCAAAACGAATTATCTTTAGCACCTGAGTTGATTGTAAAAGCAGATATTGCGACTGAGTTTGATACATTAGGAGTTGGGGTTGACCTTTCAGCTGGTACAAAAGAAAAAAATGATTACACCGTCATGGTTCTTGGTGGTCGTATTGAAGATCGCATTCACATTATTGATTATCGACGCATACGTGTCATGGGCAATCTAGAAAAACTAGATGCTTTAAAAGAACTTTTACATGATTGGTCTATTATTGGCAAAGATGCTAATGAGTTGTATTTTCCGACTTATTCAACTTGTAATATTTGGTCAGAAGCTGTTCAATATCAAGCGTCTTTAGAAGCTGACTTTAAACGTGTTTGTTTGAATGGAGATGGTCTTTACAATCTAATTTGGCATCCCGTCAAAGGTTTCCGAGCAGATAAACTTGCTCGTTTCCGAGGCATCATGGGGATGTTTGAAGACAGAAAGATTGTTTTTAATCGTTTCCGTAATTTTACAAATATGTTTGAAGAGCTAACTAATTTTGGAGTTAGTAGCCATGACGACTGCGTTGATGCATTAGTCTGGCTTGTTAATGGACTTTCAAAGAAAGGCCAATTACATCTCGATTACTAGACGTAGAATTAAAAAAAAGCATTTTAACCATGGGGCCAGAGTTTCTTACCCTAGGTCTTACTGCAATAGTTTCAGCTATTGGGGGAGGCTCTTGGGTCGCTAATAAAATTCTTGAAAGACAATCTGAAAAGATTAAAAGTACTGCACAACAATTAGAAATGCAAAACCGTAGACTAGATCATATCGAAGATCATATCAATCGAATGCCAATTGAATATGTTTTGAAGGTAGATTTTTTACGTGAAATTCAGGGGTTGCATGATAATTTTAGACAGATTCACAATAAACTTGATACACTTATTGAAAAACTATTGACAAAATGAGTTACATCATTGACGTTCAGGAAACTGATGACGGTGATTGTTTCATCCAGCTTCCAGACGAATTAATAGAAGATTTAGGTTGGCAAGAAGGTGATGTGCTTGCATGGAAACCAAAAGATGATGGTTTAATTCTTTGGAAAATTAATTCAACCAATGACTATCAAATTGAGGAGTAGTACAATAAAGCTATTGCAGATTTAATATGCGTTACTACGGAATTAATAATGTTCCTGGAGCCCCAGGTAATTTACTTGCGGTCGGTGGTCCACAACTCCCAATGGCTTATGGTTCCAGCAATTTACCTGCTGCAGTAGGGAACATGGGAGGAATGATGAATCCTGCAATGGTTGCAAACAGCACTTTTTATAACGGAATGCCTCCTATTGGCTTTCAAGGCAAACATGTTTACGGAGCCTGATGGCACAAGATGATTCTAAATATACAAAACCAGGCTTACGTCAACGTATCGTTAGTCGGGTAAAAGCTGGCTCAAAAGGTGGAAAACCTGGTCAGTGGTCTGCGCGTAAAGCTCAGCTCGTTGCTTCCGAGTACAAGAAAGCTGGTGGCGGGTATAAAGGCGGCGAAGGGAAGAAACAAAAGGCTTTAAAGAAATGGGGTAAAGAAGATTGGCAAACTAAGGATGAATACGAGAAATCAGCAAGAGCTGCCAAAAAATATAAGGAGAAAGCATAATGCCTATTCCAAATACTTCGCCAAATTTGTTCGGTTGGTGGCAACAATTAGATAAAAAGCTAGGAGGTGTTTTACCAAGAGGAGGTACTCCAGTTTCTACAAAGATTTTAAATCAACTGCCTGAGTCTATTAACTTAGGTTATCGGCATGTTACTGGTATTGGTAATAAAGATCTTCAGTTTTCAGAACAGTTTAAGCGAAATGCAATTCAGCAAGCCCTTAAAAAAGGCCCTTTAGCCCCTGGACAAAAACGTGCCGTTCGTCCTTATCAGCAAGAGTACAGAACTCCTGTTCTTGATACTATTCCAACCGCCTTAGGCATACCTGTATTGGGAGACTTTGATCCTTCTGCGGCTCCATTACGTTACAGCCTAGGTCGTTATAATGTTTTTGACGAAGGAGACAAATATACAGTACGCGATACATATGATCTTGTTAATGAATATGAATCACCATATCTCCAGAAGATGGTACCTAATCCTAAAACTGGTGAATTAGAATATACACCAGGGAGGCGGATTGGAGAAGGTGTTGTTTCAGCTATTGCTGGTGTGCTTGATCCTTCTGAGTTTCTTCGTTCTTATATTCATTTCAGGAAATTTCCTCCGAAGCCATATGAGATTGAATTTTCCGTACCAAAAGAATACGGGATTGACGTAGGCCCCTGAGGAGTTTTATGGCAGATAAAGCAATTCAAAAGGGTTATACTAAGCGATACCTTCCTAAAAAGGCTTGGGCTAGACTGTCTAAAGAAGAAAGGAAGAAAACAGATGACAAAAAGAAAGCGGCAAGTCGAAAAGGAGAACAATTCGTCCCCAACACTGAAAAAGCAAAAAAAGCAGGACGTGCTGCAAGACGGTACAAAAAAACCAATGAAAACTAAAAAATTGGTAAAAAAAGCTTTAAAAAATCCTTCTTATTGGACAGAAGGAGATCTTGCTTTTTTTAAGCGCTGGCTCGATTCTAAAAAGAAAGTCAAACCTGCTAAGATTAAAACAAGTAAAACTGATAAGTAGAAGTGGACGCTAAAGCTAGGTTAAAAGAAATTATCGATTCATACCTCACCAAAGACGGAGGTGATGCAATTGATACAGGTATCGTGGCCTCTCACCTAGCGCAAATGAAACTGTTTGGCGTTCGCCAAGGCGTTGAATTTTTTCCTGCACAAGATAACTTTGGCAATCAACGCAAAGACTTTATCGATCGCGTTATTAAATATAATCAATTAGATATCCGTTTAGATTCCATCTGGGACTACTTCTTATGTGATGGGCAGGGTCTTTTTTACATTCGTCCTACTGATTCTAATTATCGTCTTTATTATTTCAGGCGTCATGAATATCGAACTTACTATGGACCCAACGGGGAACTAGACGAAGTCGTAATTATCTATAGTTATAAAGTTAAGCAGGGGCAAGGATTCCAGCAAGATATTGATATTGGTAATATTACCGGACCAGTGGGCATGGGTACTGGTGGCGGTGCTAAACGCTATATCCGACTTTCTATTAAACGGAAAACAATTGAAGAAACTCACTCAGAAGGTGAAATTTCGTTTGACACCAACTATCAAAATATTCCAGGTAAAACTAAAACATTTGAAAACAGTTTAGGTTTTATTCCTTGTATTGAAATTTTTAATAACGCAAAAGGATTTAGTACAGAAGGCGTAGGAGAGTTTGACGCTTTAGCTAATCACATCTGTACGCATGACGACATGATGCGTACCATGAGAAAGAACATCACTTTCTTTGGTAATCCAACTTTGCTTTCTTCTCGTCCAAAAACGGACTTGATGGAATCAGGAAATGATGGTGTTGTACAACGACCTTCGATTGCAGCGAATTCAGGATTTGGCGGCGCTGGTCCAATGAGTCGCTCGATGTTTAAGTCAGATCCCATGACTCGGGGTGTTGATGGACAGATTCGAGTACCACGAGTTATTGCAAACTTAGAACCTAATGATCGTGTTGGTTATATTGTTCCAGATGCTATTACAGGTGATCAAAATGCTTTTTCTCGGCAGTACCGTGAAGAAATACGTACTGCGTTAGGTGGAGTTGATGAACTATCAATTTCTGCCGGTGTAACTGCAACTGAATACAAGTCTTTATTTGGTCGTGTTGCAGCTACATCTAAAAAGAAAGCGAACATGATCTATACATATGGATTGTGCCGCTGTCTTGAGTTGATCATTTTTCAGGAGGAACGTTTATTCCGAGATTCTTTAGCAAAAGCTGCTAATCTTGAAAAACCCATACCTTTAAAAGAAGAATCAAGCGAAGAAGAAATCGCTATGCATAACCAAGCAATGGAACAATATGATTCTCAAGTAAAACGCTTGATGATGATTTGCTTGGAAATGCAACAAATCCCTCCGGGTGTTATTGGTTTAATTCCGGATGGTGATGTAACAATTCAATGGCGTTGGTTAGGACCTGTGTATGAAGATTCAACACAGGATATTTTAAACAATTCCATTGTCGTCCGTAACTTACAGGAATTAGGTGTTGATAGCATTGAAGCACTGAAATACCTCTTCCCTTCAAAAACGGATGAGGAACGAGCCGCGATGTTGTCGGGGTTTCCGTTCAGAATGGTGAACGAATTACAGGGTGCATACTCTAAGTTCGCCAGCCTTGTGGGAGGAATGATGCAAACCCCCCACCCGCAATCACCGGATCTACCGATGGCTGCAGACCCCCGATTAGACCTTACACCTTATCTATATCGGACATTAGAAGCACTACAAAAGGAGATGAGTTATGCAGGACGCTACCGTCCAATCGACCCAACCGACGAGCCAAGCACAACCCGCCGTCGCACCCAACAGCTACGTGGCGGCAGCTCCGGCTCCTCAAGCCGCCCCAGCTCCGGGTCCAGTCCCGTATCAGGTGGGTACGAGTTACCCCCAAGCAGTGGCCCCAACGGTCCCCAATTACCAATCGCCCCCGTCTCAATACGCCCCCCAATTCCAACAAGCCTCGCCTCCCCAGGCGGCACCGGCACCGGCACCCCAGGGGAATCCATGGGAATCGGCGTTCAACAAGGTGGTGGGTCTACTGAGTCAACCAGCCCCATCCCCGTTCCAGGGTCAACCTTATCAGCCGACGACTCAATATACCCCGGCCAATTACGGAACGACCAACAGCCAGGTTACTTATCCCTCGGCTCCGCAGACTTGGCAGCCCAGCCAGGAATCTTATTCCAGCTCTTCCCAAACCTCCTCTCAGGTCTTAACGGGGCAAGCGGCACAGGAAGCCCACGCGGAAGTGAACAACGCGATCGCGGATTATTACCACCTGAGCGAAGAGAGCAGGAACGTAATCAACGCATACGGAGTAGAGGCTCCCGCGATTCTGAATCAGTACGCCCTGAATCTGGAAGGGATGCTGGACAGCGCCGTTCAGTGGGGTCATCGCGCCCAAAACCTGATTCAAGGGTACGCAAACCACGCCGTTCACGCTAATCAGTTACTGCAGGGCTATGCCGATTTTGCAGTTAACGAACATCAAGAAAACCTGGCGTACAACGAAATTCTGACCAATCCCGACACTCTTAGCGATTACACGCTGAAGTTCTTTGGTCCTGAAGGTCCTTGCCCTGTTTACCAAAGCGAAGCCGAACTGGAAACTCCCGGCTATCGCACCAATGCCATGGCTCAAGTGGGACAGGCCCCCCAAATGCCTGCACCTCCTCAAGCCGCTCCTCAGCAAAATCCCAGCAACTTCTGGGGTCAATTTACTCAACAAATGGACGCAGATCCTCAGAATGCCTGGCGCCTTCTGAATCAAGCGCAACCCCAAGTTGTGGCAAACAAGTTATTTGTTGCTGAGTGATCTATTAGCAGTTGTTAAGTAAAATTAGCAACTGCTAAAATTTTTGTTAGATAAGGCACATCGTGCTGGATCTTTCACCTGAAACCAAACATTATTCCCGAGACACTGGAGGATAAACTAAAGTGTTCATTGATAACGATTTTCCTAAGATTCTTGGTGCGGAACTATATCGTCCCCACCCTGCATATGTTGCGGAAATGGCATGTGAGCCCGTCGTGGTTCATGACTTCACCCGCCAACCTGGTCAAACCGTTCAGTTAGACCGCTACAAGTTCTGGGGTACCCCTGGTACGAAGGACAGCCGTGAGCGTATTGCTGACCAGACTATCGGTACTGCCAACAGCCGTAACATCACCAAAGAGAAGGTTCTGGTGGTGCTTAAAGAGTACACCGGTCCTGCGGACCCGGGTGAACCGACCCAGCCTTCGACTTTCAAGATTGCTCGCGAAACTCTGGTTACTGCCCAGCGTCTGCTGCTGGATACCGGCAACCTGAACATGTTCCACCAGAGCATTGGTTCTCTGACCCTGCTCGATGATTATCGTCGTTGGCGCGACCGCGTCTTCCTGGACGAACTTGCTAAAGCTGAAGCTAATGGCGTCGCTTCTGGCACCCAAGGTGGTTATTACTTCGCAGGCGGCAAAGAGAAAGATTCCTCTGGCCGTATTGCTTATACCGCTGCTGAGTATCTGGTTCAGAACCAACAGTTCTCTGTTAAGACTGACCTTCTGACTGTTGTCAAGGATCTGCGTAAGCGCAACGTTCCTACCTTTGCTGATGGTCTGTATCGTTGTATTTGCGATCCCACCTTCATGATGCATCTGCGTCGTGATTCCGACTTCCGTGAGATTGCTCGTTACGCCGGTAACCCTGGCCAAGGCATGTACATGGGTAACCCCATGATGCCTAATAACGCCAGCTTCTACATGGGTCCTCAGGCTGGTCAGGCCTACTTCCTGGCTGGTGAGCCCGTGATGCCTACTGGTGTCCAGTTTGAAGGTGTGAAGTTCTTCGAGTCCACCAACTTCCCCACCAAGAACGTTACTGCTTCTTTTGACGGTACTGGCGGTACCTACGCTTCCCGTGAGGTTGCTCAAGGTTACTTCTTCGGTCCTCAGTCCATTGGTGTTGGTATTGGCGGTCCCAACGCTCAGGTCCTCATTAACAACAATGATGACTTCAGCCGCTTTATCATCTTGATTTGGCAGCTGTATGCTGGTTTTGAGATCCTCAATAAGGATTTCGTCACCACTTCGTTCAGCTTCGTCGATGATGACGGAGTGCTTTGATCGATATAAATAAAAACTTTTTGGAGAAATAAATGTCCTACCTTTCCGCTAAAAAAATCTACCCGGGTAACTGGGCAGAACCTTTAAATGGTTGGTACAAAAACATTGATACCAACGACAGCGGAAGCAATGATGCATCTAAGGGCGGCCCGACTTCGGTCCTGGCCGTCCCCGGCTATCGTTACTTCCAGATTCGTGGCTATGTGCCCGTGACCGCAACCTCTGGCTCTGCTGTTACTAGTGGCGCTGTTATTGTTCCTTCTCCTTATCGGAACGATACCACCCGTCCTGACATTACTGGTTTAACCATTTCTGGTAGCCACACGCAGCCTGCTTACGCTTATCGTGCTGCAATCTCTGTGGCTTCCGGCTGGGGTGATGGCCGTGTTGCTTCCGGTGTGTTTGCCTCCACTGGCAACGTGATCTCTTTTGGTCGCGATAACTCTGGTAGCCCTGTTGCAAACTCTGGTGTTGGTGAATCCACCATTCAGGCAAACCTGACTTCCACCACTTCCGGTGATGCAGCTACCAAGATCTACTTCGCAGGTGGTTCTCAAGCCTTCGGTGCTAATCCTTTCCTGATCGCTACTGGTGCTGTTGCTGCAACCGCTCCTCTTTATAAACAGCTGACTGCCGCTACCGATTTCGTGGTTTGGGCAAAAGGTGCTGCTAACGATACGTCTACCTCTGGTGGTTATTACATCTCGGACGCTGATTCAAGTGCAAACAAGACCGGTTATCTGGTTGTTGAAGTTTGCTACATCCAGCCCGACGATGCACCTGGCTACGAAGACATTGATGGCTATCTGACTGGTCGCACTGTTAGCTAATTAGGGTAAACTAAGACCAGATAACAATTATCTGGTCTTATGCTCTATCAGCACAAAAAAACAGGCGCTCGAGTAAAAATTATTACCGAGTGGGATGATGGAGACTGGTTTATGGTCGAAGACCAAGACGGTCTCCTTTATACTGCATATAAAACTGAATTAGTTCCAGATGAAGCTGCTACTAAAAAAGTCAAAACTTTACAAGTAAAAGACAAGGCAGCACAAGAAGAACCACGTTCTTTTCCACCTGAAACCCGTTTAAATATTAACTCAGCAACTCCTCAAATGATTGCTGATCATGTTAAAGGGATTGGTCTTAAAACTGCTCGAGATATTAAAGATCTTCAAATGTCACTATCAGGTGAAAGGTTTAACAACCTGGAGCAGCTAAAACAAATTAGAAGGGTTGACTGGGAAGCCGTATTTGCGGCTAATCTAATTAGAGTTTGATATTTAACCCGACTACGTCGGGTTTTTTATTGATTTAACTCATTTATAATTAAGAGACAAAGAGGGAAAGTAGTGCAACTATCAGACTTTGACAAAAGTAGAGTTAGGTACCATTTAGGCTACTTTACTGTTTCTGTTCCAGCTGGTGACTATGCCCGCTTGGAAGAAGCAATGAATACCGTACCTGATTCATATTTTTACGACAAGATTACTGTCCAAATTGGCCGTTGTGATACTGCTGAAAAGAAAACAGAAGTTGCAACTACTCCTTCTACTCGTGTTGAAAGTATTGCTGGTGACGTTGATCGTTCAATTAGATCCAGCAATGCTAAAGAAGCTTTAAAAGTTTGGGATGAAATTTACCTGTATGAAACTAATCGTTTAGCAGGTATTCTTTACGTTCCTAATTACAAAGATCCTTTCCAGGCACGTTATCGCTACGAACGTTCTGGAGCAGAGTTTATTCAAGCTTTACCAGGTCCTGCTGATACTGCTGTTGGCTCACGTATTTATTTAATGGAGACTTGGAGGTAATATGGATCCTATTTTTCAAAACTTTTTAAACTCACTTCCGCCTAGGAGTCCTGTTGATACAACTGCAACACGTAGCTATCAACAGCTTGGGCGTCAGTTTGCAGATGCTCTGCAACGTCAAATTCCTGGAAATTTTCAAGGGGCAGGAATACAGACTTTACCTACTAATTTAGTAACAGAAGCAAGTCGTATTGCAGAGATGCCTTCAGGGGCAGCAAGAGAAGCTGCTCGCAATCAGTTAGCAAGCAAATTGCGGATCCAAGCAAATCTGCAAGGACAACCACCACGTATCAGTGGAATGGGAGCTGGAGGAGCACTCAGAGCGCCATCCATTGGATCTAATCTAAACAGGGGCCTAGGTTTTACTGTTAATCCCAGTTCTCCTTATTCAGGAAGTCCTTATGCACTTGATTCTGCACTCAGACGCCAATTTGGTATTACAGATCTTTCAAGGCAACTTCGGTCTCAAAAACTTACTGGAACAGCCTTGAATCCTGCGGTTAGAAACTCTTTTAAGATCCCGGGGCTTACTCCTCGAACAGCATTAAATGCTACAAGACAAGGAGGAGGCCGTTTTCTTCCGGCATTAAACGCAGCTGGTGTTTTATACGATGTTTATGACGCAACTCAAACAGGACGCGATCCTATTCGAACAGGTGTTAAAGGTGCTGTGCAACTTGGAGGAGGTCTTTTAGGGGGCTCAGCTGGAGGTCTTGTTGGACTTCCTACTACAGGACCTGGTGGTGTTGCTACTGCAATCGCAGGTTATGGCCTTGGATCAGTTAGTGCAGGCACACTATTTGACATGATTTGGCCTGAAGCAAATAATGCTACATCTAACATTGGCAGCGCTGCTTTTAACCAAGCTGCTTCTCAGGCAGGAGCACTGTCGACTGTTCCTCCCGTTGCTAATCTTCCCTCTAATTACAAAGAGACAGAACTAGCAGCAGGCGCAGCAGCCGAACAGTACCGCCCTGGCGCAGGCTTCCCTGCAGCAGCGCTTGCGGCTCCTGTTGTACAACCAGAGATAAATACATCTCTACCACTTGTTAATAACACCGGAGCCTTAAGCGGTAACGCTTTATATAAAGCAGCAAGAGAAGCCGGTTACGATAATATATTGCAGCTTGGCCTGTCTCAATGGGCAAACTATCATCAAGGCCGTCTACCACAAGCGACTGCTAAATTAGCAGCTACAGTAGAATCAGAAGAAACAAAAGCAAGAAAATTTTTAGATACCTATCTTAAAAAAGGAGATCAATAATGGCAGAACTTGCTTATGCAGATTACATTGAGCTTTTAAAAAATCCAAATAACCAACGTTTATTACGAGCCATACGATTTGGAGAAGGCACTGAAAGAAAGGGCTATGACTCTTATCGCGTTATGTTTGGAGGGGGTTTAGCTCCTAACCTTACTAAGCACCCCGATACCGTTGTTCGGGGAGGAAGAGTTAATAGCGCAGCAGCTGG